GTCAGCGGAGATGTATTTAATTTCAGCCGAGTCTGTGACTTCCTCCAACGCACCTCCGCTTGTGAGAAGTCTTGCGCTTGCAGGAAATACAGACACAAATATTGCAGGCTTTGCAAAGCCCTCATCAATTTCAGACGCTACCACATTAAAGCCGCCGTCTGTCAAAATCTCCGCAAGCCTTGTCTGTATGTCTTTCTCCGTTATCATGTTATACCTTTATATCCTCCGTCAAATTATCAAGCATTTTCTTTGCTCCGTTTTCAAAGCTCGACTGTGCCTCGGAGATGGATTTCTCAAGCATATGCTTTCCCTCAACATATCCGCCGGACTTTATTCCACGAGCCGAACGCTGTACACGGTTCAGCTTGCGTCCTCGCTCTCTTGTACGACCTCCTTGTACAACTTCATGACCTAATTCTATAAGGTGAGCGTGCGGAGCTGTCGATTGTATTCTAACAACCCGAACCTTTCCGCTCTTATACAGCTTGACCTTTTTCAGCCGCCATGAATTACGGAGCTTTTTTGTTTTAACAGGCGTAAGCGATTTCGTTTTCTTGTTTACCGCCTGTCCCTGCGCCATAAGAAGAGCGTCCGCTTGATTTGGATATTTCTTTTCACAGCGTTCAAATGCCTTTTGCAGCTCATCAAATCCAAATACGTCAACATTCTTTGCCATATCCGTTTCTGTCCTTTTCCTTTGCTACGATTTGTAGCTCTGTGTTACGTTCATTTACATTCAGCACAGAAACAATATCAAGTTCCTGAGTGTTGAATTTAATTTTCATATCAGTCGTGATATTAGGGAAGTACCGCGTAATCACCTTATATGTTGTTTCCTCGCGTATTTTCTGTGCTTCCTCATATTCACGGCCCGTGGTCGGTGCTACAAATGCCCATACAGTTTTATATTCCGTATACTCCGGCACATTTTCACCCATAGAATTCTTGTATGTTCCTGTCGGTTTCAGAAATATTATCCTATGTCTAAGCTTTGAAAAATCCATTAAAATGCCGCCTTTCTGTACGGCTGCAGCAACGTGTAAAACACACTCGGAACACCTGACTTTGTGCCGTCCCTCTGCTCGAAAAAATATCCGATACATATGAGCATAGCCTGCTTGTAGCTTTCCGGCAGGGTTTCCGGCAGTTCAATCCGAGTGTAGTTTTCGCACATTTCATTTGCCAAGAGGATAAGTATCCGCAAATACTCATCCTCCGCGTCAGTGTCAAGCCGTAAATATTCCTTTACTTCATCAAGCGTCAGCATTGGTATCACCCGACTTTGTTTTAGTGTCCCTTTTTGAAGATGCTTTGACTTCCTCGGCATATCCGGCTTTTATTAAATCCTTACCTATGTCGGCTGTGGTTTCCACAGTTTCGCCCTCGGCAAAGCTGAATGCCAAGCCGGAGCATGAGGTCAATATTTTAAGTTTCATTCGCTTACGCTCCCATCTTCAACGTCTTTACAGCCTCCGGCAATATCAGCTTGCCGTCCAGTCTTTGGAACACTCTAAAGCCGACCTGTCCGTTCTTTGCGAACAGCTCATTTAATCTCTGAAAAGTTCTGCCTTGTCTGTCCGAAATCCAGTAATACGACAAGTCACCAAACAGCATGATTTTATTATCGCTTCCGATTTCAGGCATATATGACGAGGTCTGTATCGGTCGGTTCAAAATTGTATCCGGCTGACCTGCCTGCAATCCCGGCTGCCATAAATACTGACCGTTTGTGTCCTTCAGCTTGCGGATTGCCTTTATTGTCGAATCGTTCGTGATAAAATTCGCATTCTTACGATACGGTGTCCTTAAGCTATGGTATAGTTCTATGATTTCATCTGCCGTGATTGCTGTCGCGCTTGCGGAAGTAACACCGTTTTCGCCGCTTGTCAGAAGTCCTGTCGGCTTGCCTTTGCCGTCACCGTTTATGAACGCATCTTCCTCAGCCGCACCCAAACGTCTCGCAAATTCCTGTGCTATGTAGGTTTCAATATTAAATGCGGAATCGTTAAGAAGCTCCTCGGATACTTTAATTATCGTGCTGAGCTTGTGTGCGCCGAGAATAACATTTCCGAATACATCATCCGACTCCTTGTATTCACCGCCCTCGTCAATCCACTCGGCGGTTCCGTGTGAAGCCACAACAGGTATTTTCTTATCACCGTTGGAGCTTGTGATGACGGTTGCAAGTCCTCGTATAATATTTTCCTCACTAAGCTTGTCAACAAGTGTTGATTCAAACTCGTCCGGCACAAGGTAACCGCCCTCCGAATCAGTGCCAATCTGCAGTGCGTCAAAGACTTCATATGAGTTTTTGTTTCTCATTGCTTTCCAAAACGCATTCTTGTATTCGTTACTCGCTCTGCCTGTCTTTATATCTTTACCCACGGCAGGTGTACCCAAGATGGGCGAGTTTACGGGCGCGTTGAGCTGTTTCTCCATTTCTGACTGGCGCTCCAAAATATCAATCTCCTTGCCGAGAGAAACAATGTCAGCCTCCATCTTTTCATATGTAGCTACATCGTCCGCCGAAAGTACATCGCCGTCACGCTTTGCATTGTCAAGAAAATTCTTTGTTTTCTCCCACAACGCCGCTCTTTTCTGTCTTAATTCTGTAATCTTGCTCATGTAAAAATTACCTCCGTTATTTTAATAAATTTAATCTTTTCTCAAACTGCTCCGCAGAAATACCATTGTTGTCCGGCTTTTCTATCGGCTTCAGCTTTTTTCTCATTGCGGCTATGGTGTTCGTAACCATTGCGGTCTTGTCGAAAATCATATCCTCCGACTCTTTATCTTCATCTTTATCTGAATACATAATTCTGTCGCAAAAACCCAAGTCATGCGCCGCATGAGCGTTCATCCACGTTTCCGAGTTCATCAGATGTGAAATCTTACTCCTTGACAGACCTGTTTTGATTTCATAGGCATTTATAATCGACTCCTTGACTTCGTTCAAGAAATCAATCCCTTGCTCTAATTCCGAAGCCTCGCCGTAAAGCATCATGGACGGATTATGTATCATCAGCATCGCAGTAGGTGACATTTCAACCATATCGCCCGACATTGCAATCACCGATGCCGCGCTTGCCGCGATACCGTCAATCTTGACTGTGATTTTGCCCTTATGCTCTTTCAAAGCCGTGTATATCTCCGATGCAGCAAAGCAGTCGCCGCCGGGTGAATTGATGAACACCGTCAAATCTCCACTGTACTGACTAAGCTCGTTTTTGAACATCTGCGGTGTCACATCATCGCTGTACCAAGACTCAGACGCAATTGTTCCATTTAAAAAAAGCACATTTTCTGTGCTTTCCTTGTCTTCGTCTATTTTATTTGTTACCGTTTTAAACTTCCAAAATTTATTCAACCTTTTCACTTCCTCCTTCTCCGGCAGACTTTACGTCCGCGATAGATTTCATATTTCCGTTACACATATATGTGTTGCCGCCCGATTCATCGGGTATCAAATTCATATCCTCAAGCTCTCTGACATCATTCGGTGACATAAATCCGTTCTGAATACCGACTGCATAACCGTTCATACGGCTTTGAAAATCACCTCTGAGCAAGCCGTCAACATTGAACTTTACAAAATATTTCTGCTGTTCCTCCTCTGTCAAAAGCTGCTGAAATATGCTTTGCTCAATTCTCACAAGCCAAGGTCGGATTGTGTTCGTTACAAAATCAAGTGACTGCTGTTCAATATTGTTGAAGCTTGACTTCTCAAGGTCGGCAATCATATGCGGCGGCACACGGAAAATACGGCAGATTTCATTCACCTGAAACTTTCGTGTTTCAAGGAACTGCGCCTCATGCGGATTTATTGAAATCGGATTGAATTTCATACCCTCCTCAAGAACTGCGACCTTGTGAGCGTTTCCGCTGCCGCCGTAGGCATCGTTCCATGCGTCACGCACCTTTTTCGGCTCTTTCAGAACACCCGGATGTTCAAGCACGCCGCTTGGTGTGCCGGAATTAGAAAAGAAGCTTGATCCGTATTCCTCGGCTGCAATGGAAAGCCCTATTGCATTCTTCGCCATTGCTATCGGCGAATAACCGATGAGCCCGTCAAAGCCAAGACCGACTATATGAAGAACCTCGTCCTTGCGAAACACGATTGTTCCTTGCTTGTCGGTAGTGTATGTGTAATACAGCATACCGTCCGAGCCACGGTCAATACGCATCTTCTCCGGCATAAGCGGATACAGCTCCGTAATCTCGCCTTTGCCGTTTCGGATAATCTGCGAGTATGAGTTACCCCACAAAAGCAGATGCGACATCATAACCTCTCGCATTACAAAGCTGTTCATTTCAGGGTTCGGTATGTCGTGCAGCAGACGATATAACGGGTGATTACATACACGCTCCTTGCCGTTGTCTGTGTATTCATAAACGTGAAGCGGCAGACTTGCCACTGTTTCCGAAATAATACGGACACAGGCATATACTGCCGTTGTCTGCATTGCCGAACGCTCTGTGACCGATTTACCCGCCCATGTTCGACCGAACGGAAAATATCGTCCTCCGCCGACACTGTCACCTGTGTGGTTTTGCGGTCTGTCTCGTGATTTGAATATTGATTTTATTATGTTCATGTCATGTTCCTCCATGTAAAAAATGCAACAAAAAAAGCACTTACCGATTTTTGATAAGTGCTTTAAATTAAATTTTAGTCATTTAATGAGGATAATATAATATCCAGCATTTGCCTCGGTGTTACAATATACGGTTTAGTAGGAAAGTGCTTTATATTTCCTGTTACCAAATAAGCATTCTCGTTCTTCCGCTCTTCCATCACAACTTCGTAAAACACTCTGTCTTTAGGATCAGGCAAATCAATATCTATTGTTTCCCCATTTATATAAATACCGCAATTCTTAATGGTATCTATTACATCAGTAATAATATCCTTTGTTAAATGAAATTTCGGTCTTGAAAGAACAGTTTCATATTCTTCAATAATGTCATCATTTACAATCGGAATGATAATCCCTCCGAACGCAAATTCCATTATATTGCCCGGCACGGAATTCCATTTCAGCATTGCCGAAACGAGAACATTGGTATCTATAACTGCATAATATTTCATACCATGGTCCTACTTTCTTGCCTCTGCAATTTCGGCATTTATTTCATCAAGTGTCATATCGGATATTCCATTTTCAGCAGCTATGCGGCTGGCTTCTTTCATTGCATTTAATGCCCGGTTTTCGGAATTGTTTACTTTCATACTGAAAGGAATACCATTTTCCTGAACAAGTCTTGCTATGCACATACGTAAATATGTCGGCAAATCAATGCCAAGCTGCTCACATATGTTAACTGCTTTTATTCTTGATGCATCATCTGTACGAAACTGCACTAATGAATTAGCCATACTCAACATCTCCTTTTGCTTTATTTTATCACTATTAGTATATCACTATTTGAAATCATTTGCAAGCATTTGTTTACAAATGCTATAATTTTTATAAATTTCTAAAATATAATCATAGAACGGTTATCATAAACGCTGCCTTGCTGTGAATTTTGATTTCGTGCACAGCGGTGGCGGACTCATATCCTTATAGACTTATATTCATAAATACCTTGCAAATCGCTCTCCGCAATTTCGGTGTACTCAACATTCCAACTCATACGCCGTACTCCTGACGCATTCTTTCAGCAACCGACTGTGTCGATGATACTCTTCCCGAATGTAAATCGTCCATGCCCTTTTCAATTTCCGAATTAAATTGTTGCTTGGATAATGAACTCATATCAAGTACCTGATGCTGCGGTAATTTCATGTCAAAAGGAATACCTCTCTGCAAAACCACTTGACGCAGAAAAATAGTTATTGCGTTTGACATTGGTATGCCTAATTGATCCAAAATATCCTCTGCCTGTTCTTTTATATCCGGCTCAACACGAGCATATATAGTTGATGTTTTTGCCATTGCTATCTCCTCCTTGCATTTACAACCTTCTGTTTATTTCTATGGTTATATTATACCACAATGTATTGCGATATGCAAGTCATTAGCAAGTTTTTTCTAAAACACAATTATTCCTCTGCTGTCATAAACACTGCCTTGCTGCGAATTCTGATTTCGTACACAGCGGTCAAGTGCCATAATTGCCGCGACAATTCCGTCAATCTTCTCTGTCGATTTCGCCTTTGTAGGCTTTACGTTCTCGGCTGCGTCCGTTTCTACCACGACATTTCCTGCCATCCAACGCAGCACGGGATTACCGCCGTGGACTATTTTGCCCTCCAACAACAGCTTGTAAAATTCCTTTGTCGGCGGACTCATATCCTTATAGCCCTGCCCGATAGGAACCATCGTAAAACCATCATCTTCAAGATTCTGTATCATCTGCGTGGCATTCCATCGGTCAACTCCGATTTCTTTTATATTGAATTTCTTACCAAGCTCCTCAATGAATTTCTCTATGAAAGAGTAGTAAATTACATTACCCTCTGTAACATTCAAATACCCTTGCTTTCGCCACACATCATAAGGAACGTGGTCACGGCGAACACGCAGCTCCAATGTTTCCTCCGGCAGCCAAAAATACGGCAGTACATAATATGGCTCATTATCGTACTTCGGAGGAAATACAAGAACGAGTGCCGTAATATCCGAAGTGGACGAAAGGTCAAGTCCGCCGTAGCATTCGCGTCCTGCAAGATAATCCTCGTCAACAGGCTTGTCACCCTTATCGTAAATATGCTCCGGTATCCAACACACAGTGCTGTTCACCCATGTATTTAAACGTAACTGTCTGAATACGTTTTCCTCAGCCGGATTCTGCAATGCCTCTTGATACGCCTCACGCACACGCTCAATTTTGATTGTGTGTCCCAGTGACGGATTTGCCTTGTACCAGTTCGCCTCATCGTGCCAATCGTCCTCCGGCTCCAAGCCATACACCACAGGATAAAAGGTATGGTCTATTTTTCTGCCCGATAAAATGTCTTTTGCCTTTGTGTGCATTTCATAACAGATTGAATTTCTATCTGTTCCGGCTGTCGTTATAATGAAAAACAACGGCTGTTCTCTCGCATCACCCGAACCCTTTGTAAGAACATCATACAGCTTTCGGTTTGGCTGTGCGTGCAATTCGTCAAAGACCAGTCCCGACACGTTCAAGCCGTGCTTTGTGCCTACCTCGGCTGAAAGAACTTGATAAAATCCTGCATTTGTGTAATTCACAACACGCTTTGTAGCGGTCATAATCTTTGAGCGTTTCATCAATGCCGGAGACATTTTCACCATTTGATTTGCTACATCAAAAACAATACTTGCTTGCTGTCGGTCGGCAGCCGCACCATAAACCTCGGCTGACGGCTCGTTATCGGCATAAAGCATATACAGTGCAACAGCCGCAGCCAGCTCCGACTTTCCGTTTTTCTTGCCGATTTCAACATATGCTGTATGAAACTGCCGTGTTCCGTCCGCCTTTACAATCCCGA